ATCAGTGAAGCTGGTGAGCTCTTGGTACGTTGCCATACCGTCACCGACCGCAATGACCCGCTCAACCTTGATCACCCAGAAATCTGGCCAATCTTCGGTGATAGCAGGCAACTTAGCTGGATCAATCATCTCTGGATCATCATCTCTAGCATACTTCCCTTTTGGTGAGACAGTTAGCACAAATGGAAATCTGCGTTGCACTGCGATGGGACAAGCGAAATGAGCATGTGCATTCAGATGCTTCGTGTTGGTGGTGGCAATACACATTTGTGCGCGAACAGGATTGCGACCTTTGTCTTCCAGCGCAGCCATGTCAGGAACCAATGGAACATCGTTCATGATCTGGATGACTTCATTCAGGGAATTGTCCACAATCTTTCCGTCGGGTTGCGCAAAGGCGATATCATCGAGAAGCAGGAACCACTTCATGGAGTTCCATCCAGACCAGAAGTTGTCACAGGAATTGCGCGTGTACCTGAACTCATCACCGGTGGGAAGATTTAGTATCTTCCCGGCATACTGGAACAACATGCTGGTGAAGGTTGATTTACCAACACAAGTCTTTCCATATACGAGCATGGAAAAGGGGGGACGACGCGATTTCTGAGCTTCATTGTACGTAGACAAGTCAGCTTGCAGCATCAGCAGTTCGTTCAACCCCTTCTTGATCGCCATCATTTCAATGCCTGAAGCTCTGTCACCAAATTTGAGAATGGCTTTGCCATCTTCCACACACTGCTTCACATCAGACATGAATTGTGGGTAACTGGTATTTTGGGCTTCAAGATCGCCGCGGAATTGGTATTCTCGCTTGACTTTCTGGCACGCATCAAACCAGGCACTGAAAGCCTTCGGTCCGTGGATGAAAGTTTCCCAAGTCTTGGTCTTTGCGTACATGAGAGAACGCTGAATGAGCATTGCAAGCGTGTCAAGTACCGTGGTCATGAAATTGATTCCCATGAAGGGAGACTGAAGCTCGCGCTACGCAGCAAAGGCTGCACGTTCGTCAATGTTCACACCAACCATGCTCAAAACACCAAGTGCCATAGCGTACTTGTAAACGCGGCAAAGTTGTTGGGCGAGAGAGCTGGATTGGATACCTTCCCAATTAGCGATGAGACTGCGCAAATCTGTTATGCGCTCCAGAACATCATCGGCAGATTGGAGAGTGGGACCTTGGATATCTTCCAGAATGGCTGACAGGATACTCGCGAC